TTGGAGAGCAGGTTGAAGCAGCAGTTAACCACGGCTGGCTCGACCTTGTTCAAGCTGACTTGGAAAGCGAAGACTACGCCTGCGGGGCGGTCGGTATGCCTGCTGCGGGCGTCGGTGCCCCGCACAACCGGCAGCGACTCTGGTTCGTGGCTGACACCCAACGCGAACGAGGACGCGGCGGGCAGTCTGCGCGGCAACATGCAGAAGATGCTTACGCACCAAGCGAAGGAACGCGACCCGGAGGGCTGCGCGGCTGGGATGCAGTTGAACGCCAACCTTGCCCGCTGGTTGATGGGAATCCCGGCAGGCTGGCACACTTGCGCGCCTACGGCAACGCCATCGTCCCGCAAGTCGCGCAAGCGCTCATAGAGGCTTACCTGTCATGCAACTAAGACCTTACCAGACCGCAGGCGCCGCCTTCCTGCTCGACACCCCCCGCAGCATGGTGCTGGCTCCTGTAGGGGCCGGCAAGACCGCTATGACGCTCACCGCCATTCAACACGCCCTAGCCACCGGTGCCGCGCGCCGGGTGCTGGTGCTGGCCCCTAAGCGCGTCGTCACCGACGTCTGGCCGGTCGAGGCGCCCAAGTGGGCGCCCGGCCTGACGCTGGCGGTGGCCATAGGCTCACCGGGTGAGCGACTGGCGGCGCTGGCGTCAAGCGCTCAGGTGGTCGTGACCAACTACGACAACTTGCAGTGGCTGGCCGCGCAGCGGCTGAACTTCGACGCCATCGTGTTCGACGAACTCACCCGGCTTAAGAACCCATCAGGCGCCAGGTTCAAGGCGCTGGAGAAGGTCATTGAACCGATGAAGATACGCTGGGGCCTGACCGGCTCATTCACCAGCAACGGGCTGGAGGACGTGTTCGGCCAGTGCAAGATAGTTGATAAGAACTTGCTGGGCCGGTCCAAGGGCGCGTTCCTCCAGCAGTACTTCTACTGCGTCAACCGCGAGCATCAGGAGTGGACGCCGGTGCCGGGGTCGCTGGAGAAGGTCATGGCCCGCATCAAGCCGGCCACATTCCTGTTGGACCCCGGCGATTACAGCGACACGCTGCCGCCGCTGCACACGGTCCCAGTCGTCACCCAGCTGTTCGACCGGGCACCCTACGATGCGATGAAGAAGAACTTCGTCGCCATCTTCCCCGACAGCCGAGCGCTGGCGATTAACGCCGCGACCGTGACGGGCAAGTTGCAACAGATGGCGTCGGGGTTCGTCTACGGCGACACCGGCACCGAGTGGTTCAGCAACCACAAACTGGTGCGGCTGGACGAGTTGCTTGAAGAAAATCAGTATGCGAATACAATAATCGTTTACAACTATCAGGCTGAACTCGCCACCCTTAAGGCCCGCTACGGCGCTCGCGCCGTCACGCTGGAGGATGACCGTGCTATCGAGCGCTGGAACGCTGGTAAAGTCGAACTCCTCCTGCTGCACCCCCGGTCAGCCGGACATGGCCTTAACTTGCAGCATGGCGGGTGCAAGATGGTTTTTCTGTCGCTGCCTTGGTCGCTGGAACTCTATGAGCAGACCATCGGACGGCTGCATCGCAGCGGGCAAAAGCACGCGGTCTGGTGCTACGTCTTTATGGCCGAGCAAACGATAGACGAGAAAATCTGGGCTGCGCTAGCCGATAAGCGCAGCGTGTCGGACATTGCCCAGGAGGCACTTAAATGATGACGTGGCGCGAACTGTTGGCGAACTTGCCAACGATGACCGAGGACGAAGTGAAGCAGATGCTGGACGAGGAGTGCGCCGGGGCTCGGCGCCTGACCATCATGCTGCGCCTGCACCAGCGCTACTGCACGGTGCGGATGGAGCGCGAGCGCAAGGCCATGCTGGCGTGAGCGATACGGTCAACCATCCACCGCACTACACCGCAGGCGGCGTCGAGTGCATCGACGCGCTGGCGGCGGCCACCGTCGGTCTGGAGGGCATCGAAGCGGTCTGCACCGCCAACGCCATCAAGTACCTGTGGCGCTGGAAACGCAAGAACGGGGTCGAGGACTTGCGGAAGGCCCGCTGGTATCTTGACCGACTGATTAGCCTTTCCGCAGTACCTCAATTGCCGAAATAATCGCGGCAACGGCGCTCCCGATAGCGGGGAGCGCCTCGGGCGAGATGTGCAGACCAATAACGCCCGCGAACAGCGCTAGTCCGCGCCAGGTGCTAGGTTCTTTAGCCCGGTCGATGAAGTACTGCATGACGCCCCCTACGGTAGGTTGATGAGGTTCTCAGCGATGCGCCGGGACCAGCCTTTGCCAAACCGACCAAACGTCTCTAGCTCGGTCATGAATTTTAGCCGTTGACCGTTGAATACTGCGGCCAATTTGTACGGCTCCATTGCCACCACCGCGCTTAAGGTCTTGTGGCCGATGACACCATCGTCCGCAACGCCCACCGCGCGCTGAAGCCATTTGACAGCCTGCCGGACACCGCTATTGACCGCCGCGTCGAACACGGCGAAGCGAACGTGTTTCGGTAGTTCGTCGGCGTGGACGACGTCCCAGAAGTCGCGGTGGTAGATGGCTTGGGCGCGCGGCAGCGTCAGGCCGGCGATGTCCTCACCCGGATAGGCGCGCTTGGATATGCCGTACTTTGTTTCGCCTCCGGGGTCTTTCGGGTCGTTGACGTAGCCGCCTTCGTGCCCGATGAGTACTTTGAATGCGTCTTCAAACGTCATTTGTCTACCTTGGAGTCTAGTTTGTCAAAAATACGGGTCAGCATTTCTTTTACTTCGCGGATGTCTGAACGGTAATCTTCGCGCGAAATGTAAGTGCGGGGGATGTCCTCGCGCAGGCGCGAAAGGTCAGCGCGGAGTTCGATGGAAGCCTCCCACACGGAGCGGCCAAACCATCCAATAATTGCCATCACAACGCCAAGGATGATGTTAAAGAGTGTTTGGTAATCCACTGTTAATCTCCGTCGCGGCGTTGGTCAGTGGCAATCTTGATGCCGGTAATCAGGCCAATGAAGCCGCCTACGATGGTCTGGAACGCAGGCAAGATGGCCTCAAAAATCTTGTTGTTGTCCACTTTCGCGTCAAACAACCCAATCATCATACCGCTGACCATTGAGACTAGAATCAACGATAACGTCGTTGTGGCGATGAGCGTGACCCAAGTGCTTAGGCGGTCACGGGGGGTCACTACGGCGCTCCGAGTCGGTTGGTGTTGCCGGCGGCTTCTTCAGCCATACGCGCGGCTTCTTTTGAGGTCAACAACGACTTTGAGCCAAAACGGTTGTTGTTGGGGTTCGGCGTTAGCGCGTTTATCGTAGCACCTTTAAGCGCGGCACTTGCACTAATCTGCTTTGAAACCGGCACGCGGAATTTACGTTTTGACGCAACCAACGCGGCTTTTTCCAACGCCGCCCGTAACGTCGGCGAGTCCAGCAGTTCTTTGCCGATTTTAGCCGCCAACGGCCCGCGAAGATTTTTGCTCAACAGCTTGTTGGTGTTGTTGTACAAAATTTCTTCGATGATGGTCAGCGGCACTTTGGCGCTTTCAGGTTTGATTTCGCGCTCAAGTGCGTTGGGGACGACTCGACCGTATGACAGCAGTTCATCAAACTGAGACTCATCGGACAAGAACTTCTCAACGTCTTGCACCGCGCGGGTAACGTCATCCATCGTATTGGCCGCGATTGCGTTGTCCGGCGCGGCGTTCAGCGTAGCCTGCAAATCGGAAATAGACCTTACTTCCGACCTAAGCTGAGACTCAAAATCAGACACGTTCCTGCGAGCCGTATCTACCGCTCCGCGAAGTCCAGCGCCTGTTTCTTCGGCCACACGCGCTGCTTCACCTTGCGCGCGTATTGCTGACAAATCAGCGCCAGCGTCTTCATAGATACCTAGCGGGGCTCGGTACTTATCCATGAACCTAGCGTGCGCTGCGGGGTCTACCGCGCCGTTCCTGATGACTTCTTGCCGGTACCGCTCGCGGATACCCGCCTCCATCGATTCAATCGCCACCGGGTTGTCGCCCAGCATGTCCAGAAACCGCCGCGCAGGCGTTGCGCCGCCTGGCTTAAAAAAGGTCTTAATAATATCTTCGTCGGCGATGACCGGCGCGCCGTTGCGGTTTAACAGCATGTTTCGTTGTTGATTGCCGGACCTAAACCGACGCACATATTCTTGCCGGAACAACGTCTCGGCGTTTGCAAAAGCGTCCTTTAACTGCTGCGGAATAACTTCTTCCGGCGCCGAATTAATCAGTCCTTGCACTGAGCGTTTCAACTCGCGCAAGTTACGCAATTTCGGGCGCAGTTCTGGGTTCTGCGCCACAGACCGCATATCGGCATTGACCGCGCGAAGGACCGACGTTAATTCCGACCACGTCATAGTGGGCTCGCCTTCAGTGCGTTGCAGGTTCATAAACCCACCGCGCTGCGTGCGTCCGCGAATTGCAGCTAAAACATTTGCTAATTCAGGGACGTCTTTAGCGGCAAATCCCGCATCGCCGATTATGTTTTCCGCTGCGGTTCGCACGCTGCCTGCGGGAATAGGCGCCAAATCGGCGCCTAACGCATCAGCTTCCTCATATGGTTGCCGCGTGATGCGCCTGGCGCGGCTTTCAGTTGACATAGCGGCGCCGCGTGTTTGCCGCCCTATTTGTTCTAGGTCTTGCGGCGGAAAATTTTGGTCCACTACGTTTTGCCGTGCAAAACCTTCCGCCGCTTGTTCTGCGGATTGAAGACTAGCTTGCCGTTGCGCCAATTCGCGTGCGCCGGTGGCCTCCACAAATTCACGCGCACCGGCCAGCGGGCCAGCAAGCTGTTGGCGTTGCCCAAGAGCAACGTCGGCTGTGTTTCGCACAACTTCTTCGTCTCTTAAACGCTGCGCGACAAAGTTAGCCAGCACTGGGTCTTGCTGAAGCACGGCAATAGTTTGGCCAGTTTCGCCGGCTTGGGCAAAACGTGCCGCCTGTTCCATGCGGGCAATGTTTTCGGGAGTAACACCTTGCTCAAGAAGTTGATTTGGCGTCGCGCCGCCAAATGTTCGGAGGTATAGCTCGTTGGTGACGCGGTCGGTCAACTCGCGCCGCCCGGCTTCGGTGCCGGAATAGATTGACCGACCAAGTTTGCCAATTTCACTGCCCAGAAAACCACCAATGCTAGTCAATACTTTAGCAGCGCCAATAGGTACTACACCGCCCAGCAGCCCAGCCCCCATCTGCACGCCGGGCCCCGCACCCGACTGACGCGCTAATTCTGACGATGCGCCAGCGGTAGCGCCTGCGATACCCTGCGTGATGGGTTGTTCGGCAAATGTTTGCGCAAGGAACTGAGGCATTGTTAGGCGCGCGCCTGGCGCCGTAGCTGACAACGCAAGCGCGGGTGCGGGCAGCTGCGTAGCGCCCAACCGCATCGCACCACTCGCCAACATATTCGCGGCGCCCGCGCCGGTAAGCGCGCCAGCCCCACCTCGGATGGCGGCGGTCATCATGGTTTCAGGCGCCTGGGGTACGCCCGCCATGTTCAGCAAATTGTTTATGCCTTGTGACGTGGACGGCAGATTGGCGCCGGCCAGATTGGCAGTACCGGCCACGATGTCATACGGCAGCCCCGGCAACGCCACCGCGCCTTCCAGCACCGCACGGGAGCCGGTCACCAGTTCTTTGGGTGCGCCCAGCCATTTCTGACCGAATAGCGGCTTGTCATACCACGCGGGCTCAGGTGCGGGTGCGGGGGTAACGGCTTTTGGTGTGGTTTGCTGTTTTAATTGTCGAATCGCATCGGCAAACACTTGAGCATCTTCAACATTACCCGCCGCATCGGCTTTAACTAGCGCCGCACTAAGTTCTTCGATGGTCGCCATGTGTTACTTACCGGGGTATTTGTCTAAGAGTTTAGCCGCGCGAGCCACGGGGTCATCTTCGGAAGACGTTCCTGCTGCTGTTTCTCGCGCGGACGTACCCTCATCGGCCATTGCAGGGCTAACAAACTGTCCTTTTCGTTCGGTCATTAAACGCACAATTTCGCGCGCTGCCGCTTTACGAATTGCGTTTGGAAGATTTCCATTCGCAAGCTGGCCCGCAGCTTCCTTATATGATTGCGTATCTTTATCAGATTGCGGGCCTTCAAATCGCGGTACCATTTTCAGCACCAAATCCGCGATAGGTTGCAATTTTGAAATAGCTATTGCGCCTGGCGTGGCTTGCCCGATAACACCCGCTGCCGTATCGGCAAGCTGCCCTAACCCGCTACCCGTAGATTGGTCGATAAGACCGCCATCTTCTGCGGCGGTGCTAAGCTCAATGATGGCGCGGTCAAGGTCTAAAGCTAGTTGCTTACGTTGCGCGGCGGTTTTCTCAAACGTCGCGCTGGGTTTGCCTTTAGGCGGCGGCGCTCCCGCAGCGGTCTTAGGTATGACTTCTTCGCCGCTTGCGGTAAACATCCTGACGTTGCCGGCGTTGTCGGTGATAACTTGCGCGACTTTGCCCGTGTCGCCTTTGCCAAACATCTGGCGATATAGGGCTTGCGTGTCTGGGTCTTGCGACTTTAGCCACTCTATCATGCGGGCATCCGCTGGCAATCCGCCCGCTTCGGTGGGCGCAAACCGCGTTTCTTTATTAATTGCCGCCTCATACGCTGGGCGACGCGGGTCGTTGCGAGGAAGTTGCGCCAATTCAGTTTGTAGTTTGCCTAACGTAGTTTGCGGTTGGGCTAACTTCGCTTCATCTTCGGGAGACATCCCGCGCATTCGATTGGCAAGCATTTTGACTTTTGCCGGGTCGTTCAGCTGGCTACCGATAAACTGGATGTGCTGCGGGCCAATACCACCCAAATACTCGGACAGGTCGGGGTCTTGCGAGGCTTTGGTCAGCAGGCCCATCAGCAATTCGGGGTTGTCGCCCGCCATTGCGGCGCCGCGCTGGAACGCATCGCGCTTGGCCTCAAGTCGCGTCTTACGCTCCGTTGCTTGGCTAGTGGCAATTTCCTGCTGGTACTTCTGCGCCTGCAATCGATTGGCTTGCATTTCGTTCTGCAAGCCTTGCATTTTCATAATGACGCCAAGCTGGTTCATGCTGGCGTTAGGGTCTGGCTGCGGCGCCGAGATGGGCGTCAGGCCCCGGACAAGCGTTGGGTCTAATGGCATGTCAGCCCACTCCCGCGTAATTAAGCATACCTGAGCTACGACCGTCGCCAGCATTCCTAATCAGCGCGTTGATGTAGTCGCGCTGCAACTGCTGGTCCGGCGTGGTGCCGCGCGACAAGGCGCTGTTGATGGC